ACGCGGACGCGGACGGCTGGCCGGGCGCCGGCGCGGTCGCGTTCTACCTGTGGGGCATCGATCCGCTGGATCCGCAGCCGGCGATCGAATGGTTCAATCGGAAGCGCGATCAGATTGCCGCCGAGGAGGAGGAGCAGGATCGGCGATGGTATCCGGGGATCTCCGTTCGCGAGCGCCCCGGTGCTACCCTGTTTCGTATGGAGAACGGGGTCGAGCAGCGTCGCGTCACGGTCAACGAGTTCGAGATTCGGAACGCGACCGAGGGCGACGGTATGACGTTCGTCGGCCTGGCGGCCGCGTTCAACTCGCCGAGCCAGCCGCTTCCGTTCATCGAGCGGATTGCTCCGGGCGCATTCGCGCGTTCGCTGCGCTCGCGTAACGAGATCAAGCTCTTCGTCAATCACGACACTTCGCGTGTCCTCGCCTCGAAGCGCGCCGGAACGCTCCGCCTGTCGGAGTCGCAGCGCGGCCTCGAGGTCGAGGCAGACCTGCCCGACACGACGGATGGCCGCGACATGGCGGTCCTGCTGAAGCGTGGCGATATCGATTCGATGTCCTTCGGCTTCAGCGTCCCGAAGGGTGGCGATGTGTGGAGCGATGACGGGCAGGAGCGCGAACTCCGCGAGGTTCGCTTGCATGAAGTGTCAGTGGTGACCGGATGGCCCGCGTACGAATCGACGACGGCGAGCGTTCGCAGTCTGGACGGACTCGTCGATGCTACGGGCCTCGAGGCTGAGAAGCTGAACGAGGCGATCACGGCGCTCGAGAAGGGCGAGACGCTCGACGACGAGCTCGCCGCTGTGCTGGATCAGGCCGTGACAAAGCTGCGCGCCGAGCGTGATGATGTCGCCGCGAAGCTGGCGATGAAGCAGAAGCAGCTCGACGTGCTGATGGCGCGCGTCTAGCGTTTCGCGGCTGATCCTCGTTTCACTATTTCGCGGGGTTATGATTCTGGTATCCGATGCGGAGCCGCGTCGGGTGTTTCGGTTTCGCGGAGCCGCGGCCGGTAGTCAACCCCAACTTGATTTCCGAAGGGAGATCGCTGATGTCCGATTACATCAAGCGCCAGCACGATCTTCGCCAGGCCGCGTGGCACGAGGCGAAGCACCTGCTCGACACGGCGGCCGCGGAGAAGCGCGACCTGACCGGCGAGGAGGAGGAGAAGTACCAGAAGATCTCCGCCGAGCTCGACTCGCGCGCGCAGATCATCGAGCAGCTGAAGGCCGACGAGGAGCGCGCGGCGCGCCTCGACGCGGTCGCGGCTGAGATCCGCACGGACGAGGAGCCCGCGGGCGACGACTCCGACGTGGAGGCGATCCGGGCTCTCGCGAAGGGCGAGATCCGCTCGTACAACTTCGAGCGGCGCGACATGCTGACCAGCTCTACCGGCAGCCCCGTGCCGACTTCGTTCTTCGACGAGGTCCTCCTCAAGGCCCGCCTCGTGGGTCCGATGCTCGACGTCTCGACCGTGCTGAACACGGCCGGCGGCGAGAACCTCCAGATCCCGAGCCTGTCCTCGTACTCGTCCTCGAGCACCGTCACCGCTCAGGGCGCCGTGATGTCGGAAAGCGATCCGACCCTGAATGCCTTCACGACGCTCGGCGCGTACAAGTACGGCTTCCTCATCCAGGTCAGCCGCGAGCTGATCGAGGACAACGGCGTCGACCTGTTCGGCTTCCTGTCGGAGCAGATCGGCAACGGCCTCGGCTACAACGTCCAGGCCGCCCTCACGAACGGCACCGGCACCGTCCAGCCGCAGGGCATCGTCTCCGCGGCCGGCTCGGGCATCACCGGCGGCACCGGTGTCTCCGGCGCCTTCACCGCCGACAACCTCATCGACCTCTACTACTCCCTGGACGGCGCGGCGCGCCTGCTCCCGGGCGTGGGCTGGCTCATGAACGGTTCGTCGATCGGCGCGGTTCGGAAGCTCCGCGACGCCGCCGGCAACTACATCTTCGACCCGGCTGCGAGCGGCGAGCGCCGCGACCTCCTGCTGGGCAAGGAGGTGTACGAGAACCCGCACATGGCGAACGCCGGCACCGCGGTCAAGTCGGTCCTGGTCGGCCACCTGCCGTCCTTCTACGTCCGCACCGTGGGCGGGATCCGCATCGATCGCAGCGACGAGTTCGCCTTCAACGCGGACCTGACTACGCTGCGCGCGACCATGCGCGTCGACTCGGCTCTCGTGCAGTCGAGCCACGTCAAGTACTTCATCGGCGCCGCGTCCTAGTACGCGACTCCGAGTGGTAGCCTATGGGCCGTCGGTCTTCGGACCGGCGGCCCTTAGTCTTTAGGGAGGGAATGTGTCGAATCGGCAGATGCGTCGAGCGGCTGCGAAGGCGAAGCACGTCGAGCCCGGCATCCAGCCGATGCGTGTCCTCTGGGCGAGCAATGCTCCCTTCGCCGCTACGGGTTACGGCGTGCAGACGGCACAGGTCGTCGACCGGCTGAAGCGGGACGGGCACGAGGTCGCGGTCGCGTGTAACTTCGGACTCCAGGGGTCGGAGACGGATTGGAACGGAATCAAGCTGTACCCGACGGGCGTCTCGCCGTACAGCGATGACATTCTCTGCGCGCATTGGCAGCACTGGTCGAGCGCGTCGCCGCTTCCGAGCGCCGTCGTCACGCTGTTCGATGTGTGGGCGCTGAAGAATCCGAGCATCGATCAGATCGAGAAGATCGCCGCATGGGTACCGATCGATCATCAGCCCGCACCGCCGGACGTGATCCGATGGTTGAAGAAGCCGAACGTGATGCCGATCGCGATGAGTCAGTTCGGGTCGCGGATGCTGGAGCTGGAGAAGATCGATCACGAGTATGCGCCGCACGCTTTCGACGCGAGCGTCTTCAAGCCGACGCCGACCTTCCTTGACGCGCAGGGGAAGCGCATCCGCGGCCGCGACATCATGGGCGTCGAGGATCCCGATGCGTTCGTCGTGATGATGAACTCCGCGAACAAGGGTCGGACTCCGCCGCGGAAGTGCTGGGGCGAGAACCTCCTAGCGTTCAGCGTCTTCGCGCAGAATCGTCCCGACGCGATCCTCTACTTGCATACAGACGAGTCGGCGGCGCTCGGCGGTGTCGACGTGAAGCGCCTCGTCGCCGCGTGCGGCATCAAGCCCGAGCAGGTCCGCATCGTGAATCAGTACCTCTACCGGATGAATATCCCGCAGACGGCGCTTGCCGCGCTCTACACGGACGCGGACGTCCTCCTCGCCACGAGCGCCGGCGAGGGCTTCGGCGTGCCCGTCATCGAGGCGCAGGCGTGCGGTACGCCGGTCATCGTGAGTGCGTTCAGCGCGCAGCCCGAGCTCGTCGGCGACGGCTGGGTGATCGATGGGCAGCCGTTGTGGGATCCGAATCAGGATTCGTGGTTCTTCACGCCGCACGTTCATCACATCGTTCAGGCGCTCGAGGGCGCGTACGCGCGGGAGCGTGGCGCGACGAGTCAGGAGGCGCTCAACTTCGCGAAGGCATACGAGGCCGACGTGGTCTACGCGAAGCATTGGCGGCCGATCATGCAGCGTCTCGCGACGTGGCAGCCGTGATCGACGTCGTCATCATCCCGGTCTTGAATCGGTATGACCTGCTCGAGCGCGCCATCGAAAGCCTCGACGATGTCGAGACGCTGATCGTCATCGATAACGGGAACGGCATGCCGGACCACTATCTCGACACGATCCAGATGCGGATGATCGCGAAGCGCCGCTTCCTGTGGAAGATGCCGTCGAATCTCGGCGTCGCGACTAGTTGGAACCTCGGCATCAAGGCGACGCCGCACGCGAGCGGGTGGCTTCTCCTGAACTCGGACGCCTGTTTCGGAGAGGATGCCTTCGCGATCTTCTCGCAGGACACGGACGAGGCCGACGTCGTCCAGGCGGGCGCGCCGCCGTGGTGCTGTACGTGGATCAGCGCGAACGCGATCAGGCGCGTCGGCCTGTTCTGCGAACGCTTCCACCCTGCCTACATGGAAGACGTGGATTGGGAGCGTCGCGCCCGCGTGCATGGCATGACGTTCGTGCAGTCGGCTGCGATTGTGCATCACGACAACTCGAGCACGATCGCGAGCGATCCCGTCAAGGCGGAGCGCAACCGCGAGACGCACGCCGCGAATCACGCGCTGTACGAGTACCGTTGGGCGCAGGCGGTGAATGGGTTGCCGCGCGATATGGAGTGGAGTCTCGCGACGCGACTCCAGCAGTCCTGGTGATCCGTACGCTCGTCACCGGCTTCGGGTATTGGGGAGGCGTCTTGACGCGGAACCTTCTCGACCATCCCGGCTTCTTCGTCGCCGGCGTTCATGATCCCGATGCGGAGCGGCGAGGGGTCGCGCGAGCGGCGAATCTGTATACATTTCGTACGCTCTCGGATGCGTTGGATTTCACGACGCCGCAGCTCGTCGTGATCGCGTCGCCGATCGGGACGCAGGTCGAGGCGGCGATGATGGCGCTCGCGCGTCATGCGAATGTGATGATCGCGAAGCCGGGCGCGACGAGCCTCGCCGATCTGCGCCGTATCAATTCGCTGGCGCAGCGTAAGAAGCGCGTCGCCGTGATCGACTACACGATGCGTCACGCCTGGACATTCCATCAGATGCAGACCGAATCGGCATCGTGGGGGAACATCCTCGAGGTGACGACGGAACGCTTCGCCGTCGGCACGCGGTCGACGGCGCCGATCCTTCACGACATGATGGTTCACGACGTCGCGCTTCTGCACGCGCTCAGAGACGCACCGTGGCGCGTCCGTAGCGTCGACCGCGGAGATCATCATCTTCACGTATGGCTTGACACGGATTGGGCCGTCGCGACGCTCACGGCGCGTACAGACGCTGAGGAGCAGCGCCGCACGATGCGTCTCGTCTGCTCAGGCGGAGATATGTCGTGGGATCAGCTCGCCGATGAGGCGGCGCCGATGCCTGTCGAGCGCAGCCTCTCCGACATGGCTCGCAGGATCAACGCGGGCGATCACGATATGACGCTCGAGCATCGCGTCATCGCAACCCTGGAGGACATCGAGCAGGCATGATTCACGACACCGTCATCATTCGCGGCAACGTCGATATCGGCGAGAACGTGACGATCGAACCGTACGCCGTGATTACCGGCCCGTGCCGCATCGGCGACGACGTCTACATCGGCGCGCACGCGATGATCGGCGGATCTCCGCAGCATCGCGGCTCCTATCCGAGCGGCCTCGACGCGCCCGTCAGGCACGCCGGGATCGTGATCGGCCGCGGCGCGTGTCTGCGCGAGTACGTCACCGTCCATCACGGCATCGTCGACGAGACGCGCGTCGGAGCTGACGCGCTCGTGATGGCGTATTCGCATATCTCACACGACTCGCAGGTCGGCGATCGCGTCACGCTCAGTACGGGCAGCACGCTCGGCGGCTTCACGATCATCGATCAGGATGCGACATTCGGTCAGGGAGCGATCACGCACCCCTGGTGCGTCGTTGGCGAGTCGGCAATGATCGGGTTGAATGCGAGCGTCATCAAAGACGTGATGCCGTTCTGCAAGGTCGCAGGCTCCCCGGCTCGCGTCCTCGGATCGAACACGCATCGCGATCCCCGCCTTCCGCGCGAGTATGACGAACTGTCTCTGAGCACGGACGTATGGGACCGCTGGAACGAGGCATTGCAGCTGCGGCTTGACATGAAGCATGCCTTCCGTGGGGTCGCATGACGCCGAGGATTGCAGTCGTCACGGCGAGCCTTCCGGAGCGGGTCGAGTTCCGCGCCGAGTGTATGGCGGCCGTCGCCGCGCAGACACTCCAGCCGATCGCGCATCTCGTGCATCTGGACTATGAGCGGCAGGGGCCGGCGCGCTGCCTGAACGCGCTGACGGAGGCCGCGATCCAGGCGGGCGCAGAGTGGATAGCGCAGATCGCTGACGATGACGTAATGCTGACGAATCACCTGGCCACGCTCGCGACACGCACGGACGCTGACATCATCTACACGTATTGCCACGTCGAGGGTCGCGGCGGATGGAACCCGAACGCGCCGTTCGATGCGGACCGGCTGAGGCGCGGAAACTATATCCCGGCGACGAGCATGATCCGCGCTGATCTTTGCGCCGCGCTCGGCTGGCGCGACGATGCGGCGCACGGCTTCGAGGATTGGGATTTCTGGCTCCGCGCTCTCGACCAGAATGCCGTCTTCGCGTGCGTGCCCGAGGTGACGTGGAGGTACCGCTTCCACGGCAGTAACCTGTCTACCGCGTTGTAGACTATCCCTATGGCGATCTCCAATGGCTATGCCACGCTTCAGGACGTCAAGGCTGCGCTGAGGATCACGGACAGCGTCGACGATACGCTCCTTGAGGGCGCCATCGAGTCCGCGTCCAGGCTGATCGACGGGTACGCGATGCGGAACTTCTATCAGTCCGGCACCGTGACGCGCTACTTCAATACGCCCGACCCGCTGATCTGCCAGATCGACGACCTCGCCGGCACCGCGATCACCGTCGAATCGAACCCGGCAAGCGACGGCATATGGGTTACGTGGGCCGCGACGGACTACCAGCTCGAGCCGCTCAACGGGAACCTCGACGGCATCCCGTGGGCGTACGATCGCATCCGCGCCGTCGAGGACTACGTCTTCCCGACGGGCAATCAGTTCGCTGACGAGGGCGAGGCACTCGTCCGCGTGACGGGCGTCTTCGGCTGGCCGAGCGTTCCGAAGGCGATCGAGGTCGCGACGATCATTCAGTCGACGCGGATCTTCAAGCGATTCGACTCGCCGCTCGGCGTCGCCGGCTTTGGTGATTTCGGCGCGGTCCGCGTGTCGCGCTTCCTCGACCCGGACGTCGAGCAGCTCGTGATGCCGTATAAGAAGATGCGAAACGTCCGGTGAGTACGGTCGCGCAGGTGAAGACGGCGATCGCGTCGAGCCTCGGCGCGATCACGGGGCTCCGGACGTATGCGCGCCAGCCCGACCAGGTCAACGTTCCGATGGCTTTCCCGAGCCTGCGCTCGATCGAGTATCACGGCGCGATGGGGAATGGCATGGTGACGCATAACTATGACATCACCGTGATCGTTGGTAGGGCGGCGGAGCGGAGCGCGGAGACGCTCCTCGACTCGTATCTCTCCTTTGGCAGCGGCTCTGTGCGGTGGGCGCTCGAGGCGGATCGCACGCTCGGCGGCACCGTCCAGACGAGTGTCGTCGAGAGCGCCGGCAATATCCAGACGATCGACGCGAATGACACGACGTATCTCGCGGTCGATTTCCGTTTCGTCGCGCAGGTCTACGGCTGATCCCGGTTCACCGTTTCGCATCCGCTAAGATGGATGACGCAACCTCGACGTCCTAAAGGAGGACGATCCAAGTGCCGAAGCTCGTCCTCACGAACACCCGCGTCACGCTCGGAAGCACCGATATCTCCGACTGCGTCGCCGCTGTCACCCTGAACACCACCGCCGCCGAGGTCGAGACGACCACGATGGGCAGTGGCGCCGTCACTCGCGTCGGCGGCCTCCAGGACAACTCCGTCACCCTCTCGCTGATGAACGACTTCAGCTACGTCGAGGGTCTGGTCTACCCGCTCGTCGGCTCGACCGCGCAGATCAACATCCGCGCGAACGGCACGACGCTCGGCACGGCCTCTCCCGGCTATACCGCCACGGTCCTTGTGACCGAATGGAGCCCGATCAACGGGGCCGTAGGCGAGATTTCCAGCGCCGATGTCACGTGGCCCATCTCGGGCACGATCACGAAGGCCACCTCGTAAGCCTGACGCCGCGCTAGCGGCAACGGAGGGAGCAGGATGCAGGTTCAGTTCAAGATCAAGCCGAAGGGCGGCACGGCCGAGACGATCACGGCCGAACTCGTCGACGTGATCGCGTGGGAGGAGCACTTCCAGAAGCCGTCGACGGCGCTGTCCGGTGGCGATATCTTCGCGCGCGATTTCGTCTGGCTTGCGTGGCACGCCGTGAAGCGGCAGGGCAAGACGACGCTCGAGTTCATGGATTGGGTGGCGACGCTCGACGATATCGAGGGCGAGCCCGAGTCCCCTTTAGAGCCCTCGGAGAATCCAGCAGTCACTGGATGATCGCGGGCCTGGCCTGCGAGACGGGCATCGCGCCGAGTCTGCTCCTTCAAGAATCGGAGCGTATGCTATGGACGATGCTCGGGTATCTTCGATGGCGCGCGATTCACGGACGGGCTGAGTAGTGGCGCGCACGCAGATCATCGGCCTAGAGCAGACGCTCCGCACATTGCAGGAGATCGACCCGGTCCTGTATCGCGAAGGGCAGAAGAACATCAAGCGCGATGTGCGCCCACTCGTGGATGAGGCACGATCGAATACGCCCCAACAAACGCCGCTTTCCAACTGGAAGCAGTCGACGAGCAGCGGCGTTACCCGATCGGGCGCGGCCAGACTGCCGGCATGGGAAGGCAATGCGAAGCGGAAGATCAATACGCGGATGCGGCGCGAGCGTGTTCGCGGCATGGGCGGTAGGCGTGTCCTGATCCGCGTCGTCCAGGGTAGCGCCAGCGGCGCCGTGTGGGATATGGCTGGGCGAATGAATCAGGGCAGCACATTCGCGCGTAACCTGACAGATCGCTTCGGTCCGGCATCTCGCGGTATGTGGCCGGCAGCCGAGAAGAAGCTGCCAGAGATTCAGAAGTCCGTGCAGAAGTCCGTTTTCGATATGGAAGAGATCATCAACGAAGCCTTGCGAGCTAAGGGGTATTCGGAGCGTGGCGCTCGCATGATTGCCCGCAGCGGCTTCGCTCGATAGACGGCGACCGCTAGGCGGTAGACTACTCGTATGGCGATCATCATTCCGATCGGCGTAGACACGAGCGGTCTGCGTGCTCTCAATCAGGCCGGCGGGAGGCTCCGATCGTTCGGCAAGATCGCCGCCCTCGCGGCGGGCGCGGCGGGTGTCGGCGCTTTCGTGAAGACGATGCAGGTCGGCATCGAGGAGTTGCGTGCATCGCAGCGCGTCTCGGCGCAGACGGCCGCCGTCCTGAAGTCGACGGGCGGCGCTGCGAATGTCACGGCGAAGCAGATCGAATCCCTATCGTCCGCGCTTGAGAAGAAGTCGATGCTCGACGATGAGGCGATCCAGTCGGGCGGCAACCTTCTTCTCACGTTCACGAAGATCCGCAACGAGGCCGGTAAGGGCAACGACATCTTCAATCAGACCGTGCAGGCGATGGTCGATGTGTCGACGGCGATGGGGATCGATGCGAACACGGCGGCGATCCAGCTCGGTAAGGCACTCCAGGATCCGATTCGCGGTGTTGGTCAGCTGCGCCGCGTAGGCGTCTCCTTCACGGAGGCGCAGCGCGACCAGATCAAAGCACTCGTCGAGAGTGGGAAGACGATGGAAGCGCAGAAGATGATTCTGCGCGAGTTGGAGATTCAGTTCGGCGGCAGCGCACTCGCAGCATCAAAGACGCTCGACGGTTCTCTCGCGATCCTGCGGAACACGTTCAACAACATCGCGGGTGATCTTGTCGCGAAGTTTCTGCCATCGCTGACGAACGCGGGTATCAAGCTCGTGAACTTCCTCGGCCAGCTCGGCAAGCAGCCGACGCTCGAGGCGAAGGTTCGCTTCGTGATCGATAAGTTCGGTGACCTGATCTGGTCGGGTGCGCAGACGATCTCCAACTGGTGGAGCAAGCCGAAGGTCCAGTTCGAGGACAATCCGGCGAACCGGCTGAAGGTCAGCATCGCGCCGGCGGGTCGCGATCAGGCCAACGCTTTCGCTCGCGATCTGGTCAGGAAACTCAACGATGCGATCGATCAGTTCGGCTTCGCGCTCGGTTACAACCTGACCGGGTTCATCTTCAGCGGTGCGCGTCGCGGGTCGGCCGATCAGGGATCGAAACTTGCGAATGACATCGTCAAGAACATCATCATCAATAAGCCGGGACTCGACGCGGGTAGGCGTCTCGCGCTTGCGATCGTCAATGGTGTCCGCGCTGTCTTCGCCGAGATTCCCGTTACGCGACTACTCGATGAGTGGGTGCGGTCGAATATCGACATTGCTGGCGGCATCGGCTTCAAGCTCGGCAAGGAGATCGTCGCGGGTATTCAGAGGGCTGCGAAGCGTGGTGGTGCTGGCGGCCTCGCGAACATCCTGACGGCTACGGTGCGCGACGCTGTCCAGGCGGCGCGCGGCACGCTTACGGGGATGGCGGGCAGTCTCGGCGGGATGGTCAGTGACATCATCGGTGGGACGTCGCCGGAGGCGAAGCGGGCGCGTGAGATTCGCGCGCAGCAGAAGCGCGAGTTGGCGCAGCGTGAGGAGACGCGGCTTCGGAACGCTGTCGCGCAGGCCGAGACGGATGATGAGCGCAAGGCGGCCGAGCAGGACCTTCAGGATTTCCTCCTCGAGCAGGAAGCGCAGCGCCTCGAGGAGAGCGTGCAGCAGCAGCAGACGGCGGCGAATCAGTCGATCGCAGACCTGACCGAATCTTTCAATCGTGGCGAGATCAGCGCGCAGCAGTTCTCCGACGCGCTCAGCGGGATCATCGGCGCGAATCGTGGCGCCGAGCTCGGCAAGGCATTCGCGGGCGCGTTCGAGCGCGAACTTCAGGGCATCATCAATGTCGCGAAGGACATCGCGAGTGTCGTCGGGCAGGCGCAGCCGATCACGGCCGTGTCGGGCGGGGGGGTCGGCGAGGCGCTGCGTTCGGAGAATGAGCGCCGTTTCCGCGAGGCGCTCGACTCGTGGGAGAAGCGTCGGAAGCAGCGTCGCGAGCAGGCTGAGAACTTCCGGAAGCGTCCCGGTAGTGCAGGCGGTTCGACGATCACCGCCGAGGAAGCCAAAGAGATCAAAGAGATCATGGCGAAGTGGGATCAGGAGAATGCGAAGCCGCAGCGCGCACAGTACGGCCTCGCTCTCGGAGGCATTCTGCGCCAGCCGACGTTCGTCGCGGGTGAGGCTGGCAAGGAGGCTGTGATCCCGCTGGAGTCCGGGTCGGCGATGCGGATCCTGCGCGATGCGATCGGTGGTGGCGGCGGCTCGACGCAAGTCATCAACCTGACCGTGAACGCGGGCCTCGGAACGAATCCGGACGAGCTCTCGCAGGTGATCGTGAACTCGATCAAGCGGTACGAGAAGCGCAACGGCGCCGTCTTCCAGGGGCCGCTCGTCACGACGACGGCGAATGCTACGGGTTCGACGGATCCGACGACGGGCGCGACGACGTTCAATAAGATCCGCACACTCAGGAGCGGCTAGTGCCGACGCCGACGATCAAGGTAGAGATCGGCTTCGACCTGTCCGCGGCGGGTGGACCATTCTTCACGTTCGGCTCCAGCAGCGTCATCGCGGACAATCCTCAGAGCCTGTTCGATAACACGGAGTTCCGCCTCGGCGGCACGTTGTTCTATGACCTGACGAGTCGCGTCAAGAGCGTCACGATCAATCGTGGCCTATCGCGCGAGTTGGATCGCTTCGTCGCCGGCGGCGCGAACATCACCTTCACGAATCAGGATCGCGCGTTCGATCCGTTCTATACGTCGTCGCCATACTATCCGGACGTGAAGCCGCGCCGCGCGGTGAAGGTGTCGAGCGTCATCTCCGGCTCGACGGCCGTGCAGTTCACTGGCCTCGTCGAGGATTGGAACGTCGACTATGACGTGCGGGGCCAGAGTGACGCGAACGCCTCGTGCGTCGACGGTTTCATCCTGTTCGGCGGTCAGCAGCTCGCCGCGCATACGGCAACGAGTCAGACGACGGGTCAGCGTCTCGCCGCGATCCTGAGCCGGTCCGAGGTGGATTGGCCGACGACGCTTCGTAGTCTCGACACGGGCGCGCAGACACTCCAGGCCGATGTCGTCGATCAGGGTCGCGACGTCCTTGAGTATATGCAGCTGGTCGCATCGTCCGAGCCCGGCCTGCTCTATATGTCGAAGGACAATAAGGTCACGTTCCAGGACCGCAACTCGGGTGCTGCGGCGGGGACGATCGTCTTCTCGGATGCGGGCGGCATGGCGATCCCGTACACGGATATCCAGATATCCTACGGGACCGAGTTGCTCTATAACCGCGTGACGATCACGCCGCTCGGTGTTGATCCGCAGGTCGCGGTCAATCAGGATTCGCAGAACGAGTACGGCATCCAATCCCTCGACCTGTCGGGTCTGTTGATTCAGACGGGTGCGAGTGGGACGGCCGACGCGCTCGCGTTGGCGAACTATCTGGTCGCGAAGTATGGCGAGCCGGATCTCCGCTTCGAGTCGTTCAGCGTCGAACTAGCCGCGCTCGGGACGGCGGACCAAGCGCGCGTCCTCGGCATCGAACTATCCGACATCGTGCAGCTCTCATTCCTGCCGAGCGGCATCGGTTCGCGGATCACGAAGAATGTGCAGATCATCGGCATCCGTCACGCGATCGGCGTCGACCGACATAAGGTCGATTTCACGCTCGCCTCGACGGACACGGCCGCATTCGTCTTCGCGGGTGGCACCGTGTCGAGCGGCACGGCCGTCGTCGCCGCGTACCCCTTTAGTGTCCTCGCCGGCGGGAGTGCTGTCGGCTCCCCGTTCGGCCTGTGAGAAAGGTAGAATAACGCTATGGCTTGGACTACGCCCGGAACCGCTACGGCTGGTGACGTCCTCACCGCTGCCTTCTGGAATACGCAGGTCAGGGATCAGTTCACGGAGTTGGCTCCATTCTTCGCAGCGTGGACATCGTTTACGCCGACACTTACGAATATGGTGGCCGGCAACGGTATCCATAACTCGCGTTATCTGAAGATCGGGCGTCTAGTCATCATCCGCTACAACTTCACGCTCGGCTCAACGTCCAGCGTATCCGGGGCGCCCGTGTTCTCACTACCAGCAGGCATATCCGCTGATGGCGCGTTTATTGCTACCCAGGTAGAGTTTCTCGATGCTGGGACTGCCCGATATTCCGGCCTAATCGAAGCCGAGAATAACACCCAGGTTGTTTGCCAGGCTCTTAGTGCTTCGGGATCCTATGTCGTGCAAGTCGCGCCGACGTCAACTATTCCGTTCACATGGACGACGAACGATCAGATTCTCGCCGGCGTCATCTTCATGAGCACGAGCTAGCACCATAAGCAACGCCGAGATCGACTAGCTCGCCTAACCCTCATCGTCGAGGGTGAGAAGTTAGGCAGCTTCATAACAGCCAGCGATATGGAGTCGATCGCCAGCCGCCCAAGTGAAGGGAATCGTCGGCGATAGCACAGTCTGTGTTGCATATGTTCCGCTGACATTCAGAGCGCGTGCATAGCAGACGTTTCCGAAAAGGAAGCCTGTCGCTACGAGCTGCCCTGCGTCATCATCTCCCAACATCGCATGGACCGGGTAAGAGTTTCCGCTAGCGTTTCCGACAGGTAGCTGGATGCTCACATCGCCTGTGATTCCGGCCCCGGTGAGTGTGACGAAGTAACGGAACCAGACGGTCTTGCCGACCTGAATATATTTCGCGACTTCGGTTACGAGGCCAGTATTGATTCCGGTTCGGGATGTCGGCGTCCATGATTTCCAGGCGCCGGCGAAGTCGTCCAGCTCGACGAAGTTATCCCTCACCTGCGTATTCCAGAAGGCAGCGGTGAGGACGCGCAGCGAGGCGTCCCGGGTCGCGTCGAGGCCCTAACGGCCGGTATCATTCGTCGCATGAGCGACGCCGAGATCGAACGCATCTTTAGGAGCCTCGACCGGATCGAGGCGCGTCTCGCGAAGTTGGAGGAGCTCGAGGCGATGCGGAAGGGCCAGGATCGGGCGGCGAGTATGACGCGCGGCACGATCGCGATGCTGATCGCGGCGATCTCGTGCGCGACGGGTGTCACGACCGCTATCGTTACTCACGTCATCTAGTCCAGGAGGGACAGAGAAGATGGGCAACATCTCCCCGAAGATCACAGCCGCGACGATCGCCGCCGCACTCGTCACGATCCTCGTCTGGGTCGCATCCGCCGCCGGCGTCGACGTGCCGCTCGAGGTGCAGGGCGCCGTGACGACGATCCTCGTCGCCATCGCCGGCTACCTCGTCACCGATCCGCGCCGCTCGTGATTACGCGCACACTGCGCCTCACGTCGCCGCCGATGACGGGGCAGGACGTGAAGGCCGCCCAGGGCACCCTCGTCTCGACGGGATTCATGCCGCCGAAGTCGACGGACGGAATCTTCGGTCCCGTCACGGCGAACGCTGCGAAGGCGGCGAAGTACCGCCTCGGCTATGCGCTGAAAGACGTGACGCCGACGTACGGCCCCGAGCTCGACGCTTACCTGCGCGGCAAGAAGAAGCCGAGCATCATCATGGCGCAGCGTGCGAAGGCGCGAGCGCGGAAGCCCGAACGGAATGTCGGCGAGTTGACGGCGGATACGATGACGGCATGGGCGACGGCGCGCTGGCATGAGGCGCCCGCCGGCAGTAACTTCGTCCCGCAGTTGTCGGCGCTTGCGAAGCGTTCGGGCTGTTCGCCGTACATCTACGGGATGCGGTACCCGTGGTGCGCGATGGGCCTCTTCACGGCCGCCCTACAGCACGGCTCTGAGGCGGGCAAGACGGGCCTGAAAGAGCAGCGATGGAATGCGCTCTATACGCCGACGATTCAGGAGATGGCGCGCGCTGGCCGCTTCGGCCTTCGCGCCGTGAGCGTGCGGAATGGTGGCATCGTGAAGGGCACGGGGCTCCTGTTCGACTTCAATGGCGGCGGTGTCGATCATGTCGGCATCGCGCTCGGGAAGCCCGGCCAGGTCGTCTTCGCGGCGAATCAGAAGTGGCGCCCGAAGCGGAGCCAAGTGATTACCGTCGAGTCGAACACTTCTCTCGAGGGGAAGTCCGGCTCGCAGTCCGACGGCGGGTGTGTCGCGGTTCGTATCCGCGACCTCAGTATGATCCCGACGGCATTCACGATCACCTGAGCGCACCCGTCGCCGCGCATCCTTTACCATGCGGGGTAGGAGGGTAACCGTATGAGCCTGAAGGACGACATCATTGCGGCCGGCACGCGCGCCACAAGCGTATGCGTAGTCTGCGCCGCGCTCGACCAGCTCGCGCCCGCCGATCGCGCCGACCTCGAGGAGTGCCTCGCAGACGCGACGATCACGGGGGCTGCGATTGCGCGAGTCTTGAATGATCGCGGCTATCCGGTCCATCCGGATGGCAAGCAGGTCCGCAAGCATCGGCAGCGTTGCGCGTGAGTCTGCGCGATGACATTAACGCGGAGCAGCGCATCGCCGACCTCGAGGCGACCCTCGTCCGCGTCCAGCGGCAGGTGAAGACAGCGCAGGCCCGATCGGCCGACCTCGTCCAAGCCGTCTATCAGGGCGCCCGAGACGCCTCGGCGATCGCGGGTACGGCGAAGCCGGTGAAGCCGCCGAAGGCGCGAGCCTCGAAGGGCAGCGCCGAGGTGGCGCTCCTGCACCTGACGGATACGCATATCGGCGCCGTGACGGCATCGTTCGATAGTGTCGTCGCGGAGCAGCGTGTCATCACGACGATCGCGAAGACGATCCACCTAGCCGACATTCAACGCAAGGACCACGACGTCGACCATTGCGTGGTCATCCTCGGCGGCGACTTGATCGAGCAGACGGGACAGTTTCCGCATCAGGCGTGGGCCGTGGATGCGTCGACGTTTGAACAGTTGTTCGACGCGGCGCGCATCATTGAGGCCGCCATCCTGACGCTGCTCGAGCACTTCGCCACCGTCGAGGTGTATCTGACGCCGGGCAATCATGGGCGCGTCGGGCGCGGCAAGGGTCGCCAGAGTCTCGACTACGAGTCGGACACGAACTGGGACCGCATCGTCGGCCGCATCATCGGCGAACGCCTCGACGCGCAGGACCGCCTCTCGTGGCATCCGTGCGAGTCCTGGTACAGCATCGTCGAGGTCGGGAAGTATCGGGCGCTCGCGCATCACGGCGATACGATCCGATCCTTCGGCGGCAACATCCCCGCCTACGGCATCCTGAAGAAGCATCTGGCATGGGCGTCTGGCGTCATGCCCGAGTTTCGGGACGCCTACCTTGGGCACTTCCATACGCCGATGCAGCTTGCGATGAATAACGGCGGCCGGATCTTCGTCACGCCGAGCCTCGTCTCCGACTCCGCGTTCGCGAAGGAGTTCGTCGCCGCCGCGAGCCTTCCGGCGCAGCGCCTCCACTTCGTCGACCCGGAACGTGGCCGAGTCACGGCTGAATACCTCATCTGGTTGTAGATAGCTGGATATCTGCACATCGCGCGCCAGTCGCGGCTAGGTGCAGGAATGTGCACGGTGACGTGAGTCATGTCGCGCAAGTGAACATAAGGTGCGTGTAGTGTCGATTATCTGGTCCGATAACGACATGAGGCGCGCCGGTCAGGTTGCCGCCTGACTCGACGCGCCTCGGACCCGCTACTCCGATGCGAAGCCTAGCGCGCTACTCCCCGAGGAAGCAAGGCTCCGTGTCGAAGAATCCGCGATAGCGCCCATTGATATCGGGGCCGCCGCCGCCAGGGCGACCGAAGCGTTCGATCCACTCGTCGATCGTGTAGCGTGGCCCATCATAGACGGGTGGCACGTAGCGTTCGCGCTCGGCGCGCTTCGGCTTCGGCGCCTTCTCGCGGTCCCGATTGACGCGCCACGCCTGATCGCACATCTCGACGAGCGCATACGCCGCCTCGCCGAACTCGTTCACGAGGCGCGTCTTCATGCCGGGCGACACGCGCCGATGCCCACCGAGATACTTCCCGACCTGCGGCGCCTGCACCTCGAGGACGATCGCGATGCGGTCCCGCGTCCAGCCCTGCTCCTCGACGAACACGGCCGCCGGCGTCTCAGGCGGCCGACTCACGAGCCTGCCACTTTCACGCGCGACAGCCTGCCACTTTCGTACAGCTCGCCGACGTCGTCACGAAGCGCCTTGCCCTGCGCCTCCAGCCGCGCATCGATCAGCCAACCCTCCGGCACATCGAACTGCCTGCCATCCCCCGGCAGGGGCGCTCCGGCCTTCAGCGCGCCTCGGATGACACGGACCAGGCGGTTCCGTTTGATCTTCGCGGAGCCGATGCTCTT